AAGCGACCGAAAGGGAACCTGAGTTGTAACTCACAGTCCCAAATCCGAAATACATCGTGAACGCAGAGACTAGGACGGTAAGAGAGACCCCTGATTGACTAAGCGGTTGAGGATCAGGAGTGTTGCCAGTGTTGACTCCTGATTGTTCGTAAGTGGTGTTTTGGCGGGTAACGATGAAATCGTCAAACCGTGTGTCCCATTCCAAGGTTAGTGGGGTGATTGGTGCCCCAGTGGTGTTCGTTACGCCTGTATAGGGAAGAATATAAGCGTAAGACCACGGGTTTGCACCCGCCGCAGGAACGGTGACTGCTTTTGTGTAGCGTGTCCATCCGCCATTGGTGGTGGTCACGTTAGCAATGTTTAGAAGCGTGGAGTTTCCTGCGGTGTCAACACAAACAAAATATGCCCCTGCATCAAACGTCAAACCTGCAGTCGGGCCGTTTGTTCTAGCCGTCCACATCCAAAAACTCACAACCCATTGCTGGGCTGCAACAATCGGAATGCGAGTTGTTGAACTGTAGTCTTGTCTGTAGCGGGTGGATCCCCCAGGAATCGCTACGGAATTAGTCAGACTGCTGAATAAACAAGCATCACTCGAATGAGCATTGCTACCGGTTTCTCGGGTATAACCAAAAGTGCCTGCGACATTGGTAACTCCTGGAACCCACCCTAGTGCAATTTCCGTGGTGTTCGGCTGCGCGGCAATCGTAAAACTGGGATTGTCGATGACATTGCTGCCTGCTGGAATCGACAAAGCCAAGGGAGTGTTGCTGGCAACGCTGCTAAAAGAACTTACAAGATCAGCAGTGTTTACGGCCTTGATCCAGTAGTAGTTTGTTGCGTTTGGGTCTGCCGTATTGTCTTGATAGCTAGCCGATCCCGTTTTGGTAGCTTGAATAGGCGCAATCTTTGTCGCGGTGCCGGAATTGTTGGAAGAGTTCCGATAAACGTTATATCCAGCGAGATTGCTTTCACTGTTCTCTGTCCAACTTAACGAAACACCGAAACGCGTTGCACTCGCGCTCAATCCAGTCGGAGCATTCGGGGCTGATGCGTTTCCATCTAAAACAACTGTCTGAGAGGGTGCGTTGCCCCAATCACTCCGAGCCGCTTCGCTTGAGTTCTTGGCGACCAGATAAAGCGTGATGGTTTCGTTGGTACGCTGGAGAGTGGTTTTAAAAGAAGCCGAACCACCTGCAACCCCTGTGTAGGTGTGCTCGTGGATTTTTACCAGCTCTGCCGAACCACGGTAATTCTTCGCAACCAAGAAGACTCCCGCAAAAGTTCCAAGCGGAGTCGGAGAAGTGTAGGAACAAGTGACTTCCGAATAGAGAACCCCATCAATCACATATCCACTCTCACTAACCGAGGTAAAGATTGGATCGAGCGGAATCTCCGTGTTTGCAAGAACTACTTGAGTCTCTTGACTTTGCCTCTCAACCTGTCCGACTCGATTATTGAGGTCTCTTAAATCACTGCTGAGACCACGACTCCAACGCGAAATAGTGGGGTCGTCGCCATAATTGAGAGGTTCGAAGGACATTGATTGAGATGGAAAGGTTTTGAGGGAGATGGTTAAACGAGCTGGTGGACGGGAACCACATTGGTTCGGTAGTAATCCACCACCGACGAGGCATTCGCCGTGGAGACGAACTTGAATCGGTAGAAACGGAACTTGGTCGTCTTTCCCGCAAGCGGAACGAAACTTTCCCCGATGTACGAACCCGTGAGAGTCGTGCCACTCACAACCGAAGTCGGGGAAGAGAAATCACCTACGTTCGTCGCACCATCCACACTCACCGCAAGATTGCTATCGGCTGTCATCACCTCAAGGCTGTTGAGAACCTTGCGTGTGGTGGATTGTCCGAGGTCAAGCCAGGAGGTTTGGACGGTCGAGGTGAAATCGGCTGGAGTGTTGCCCACCCGGTCCTGCGTGGCAGAGGCGTTGATGTTGTAAATCTTCCCTGCGACCGATGCAGAACTGAAGAGGAACTGCGGAAGTCCGCTCGCGTTGATGTTGAACAACATCGAGGCGGAGGAGTCGGTCAGAAACCACACCACCCATGTCTTACGACGGAGATCGTAGATAAGGAGCGTGTCGCATTCGGTATTCGAACCAGTCGGAATCGCAAGTGCGTAGATGTCATACTGCGCGTTCGAGACCGTGACCGCGTGAGCTTTGCTCTGCGCGACCGTAGAGTTGATGGTGCTGAGGATGTGCTGAACCTGCCAACCCACATCTGCGTAGGCTTGGAAGTTTGAGGCCATCACTCGGAAGTCGGGCGTGAGCCACAAACATCCGACCGGAGCGCCCTCAACAAACCCTGCCTTCCACACATCCTGATTCAGAACTCCCGCTTCGTTGAAGATGACTTCAGGCCGCGAGAAGGTATCAGGCCCGTCGCCATCAATCCTGCGAATGTGACGCTCGGTTCCGATGTAAAGGGAAAGCCCATCCGACATCATTCCGCGAATGGCTTCGGCTCCCACGGAGCAATCGAAAAAGTAATCCGCAGGCCAGCACTCTTCATAACGTCCAGCGGTGGTTGCGGTCGAGGTGACAACCTCATTCGCGTTTTTCGAGAAGTAAACAAGCTGACCCGACGCGAGAAAAATCCGCCCGCGATGCTTGGTGGGATAAATCCCGTTTGGCGGCGGATCGTTGTCACTAACCCCTATCTCCAATCCCGCTTGGTTGGTTTCGAGATAGATGGGATTGAGAAGGAGAGTTGCTTCAGGGATCGTGTCGGTAAAGGTGATAGTACCGTTGGTGACTTGGCCAAGGAAATAGAGAGTGGTTGCATCTCCACCATCAGCGGTCGCGAGAATGAGTTTCTGATCGACTTGGGAATCGGCTGAAACCTCCAAAGAAGAGAGGGGAATGTTTCGCGATGTGATGGGGCCAGTCGAGGCGCTGATGGGATTGAGGTTTGAGATTTGTCCCGTGGTGGAGTTCTTGAAAACGAGATAGTAGTTACGACCACGTTGGAGAGTGATGCTTCCAGCTACCGACGCTCCGACATTGATGGCCGTGACAGGTTTCGCAATCCCCCATTTACTGACGCCCGAAGCGGCAGCTCCGTTCCACTTTTTGAGATCCCCGCTGGTGCCCGAAGCGAAGTAAGCATAGTCACGGGAGTTGACCAATCGTGGTTGAGTCGAGGGAGTGAAGAGAGCCAGCGCGTAATTCGTGCCATCCTCATTGAGCGCGTCCACCCGCGAGGAAGTACTCACCACAATCCTCCGCGCATTGGTGGTGTCGTTCTCGTACATCTGCATCTGGCGATAGGTCGCCGCCGCAGGCGAGGCAAAAAGCGTGTACCCCCAACGGCGCTGGATGTTCCCCGCCGAAGGAGGCATGACGTTTTCGAGCTTTTCGAACAGGTCCGGATTCTGACCAGGCGGCTTGGTAAAGCCGTCCACTCCCGCAGCGCGAAAGCTCTTGCGGGTGTAGTAATAGCCCGAATCTGTTTTTGAGATTTCTGCTTCCATCAGGAGGGATTTTTCATCTCCCTCAAAACCTTTCAGTTGTGGAGATACGTGAGATTGAAAGGTTTATGGGAGATGGCTTGTGTTCAATATTTGTCTTTGTTCAATATTTTTGAACACGCCGAAATATTGAACAGGCTTAGAAATTGCTATTCATCATCGGGTCGGGGCCGATGAAGTTTGAGTTCGCGGAGGGCTGGAGATTGTAGTCGCGGGTGATCTGACGTAGGCCGTCGAGAAAGAGGCGTTGCCAGTAAGCCGCTTCGTTATCGGCCTTCAAGAATTTGAAAGTGAGTTCGTTCACGCCCGCCTTCACGATGTCGGCGTAATCGTCGGGGATCAGGAGAACAGTCGCGAGCGAGGAAACGGTCGGACGGGTCTTGTAGTAGCGGAACTCAATCAGATAGCCGCGAAGAGGTTCGATAGTGGAGGCGGTTGGGAGGGGGGTGCCTGCGGAGAGTCCGCTTATGGATTCCGTGAAATCTGAGCCGAAGTTTGTTCCCGTTCCTTGCTTGGTCTCGCTCCCGCTGGTGGTCGAAATGTAAACGTTGAACTTTGTGTAGGGGATTCCGCTCGCAGGGTTGACCGGCGTGGCGGGAGATTTCACCATCAGGAGTTTGTTTGCGGGAACGAACACCTGTGCTTCTGGCCCCGGCAGACTCTCCCCACCATTCGAATCCACAACCGTCAGGCGCACATAGTAAGTGCGGGCTGAGAGTGCTCCGCTCGTGGTGGTTGACAAGATAGGAGCCGCGCCGATTGGTTGGTAAGAGTTCTGATTGTCGGGAGCGGGAAAGATGGAGAGGACGTTTGGGGTGGTTACATCCACATCGAGCCAGCTTGTCGGTCTGCCGATTCGGGATGTTCCGTCCTGATATTGGAAGCTGACGGGGAGGGGATCGGAATCGACTCGCGCTAGCGGCGTGTTGTTGCTCCGATCCCAAACATGATTAGGTTGGATGAATCCGATGTCGGTGAGATTGAGTCCCGTGTCGTAGGTGCCTGCGGTCGCGGAGCCGCTTGTGCCGATCCAGTAGTCCGTCACTCCCAACTGCGTCACGAACTGCTTAGGCGCGGAGAGTAGGAACGGGTGGCGCTGATTCCTCAGAATCCTCTGCTGAACGCGATTGACATAGCCGAGAATAATGGTCGCGTCGGTTCCAGAGTTGCCCAACACCTTGCGGACATCTTGGGATACATCGTCAACGATATTTTGTGCTGTGGTGGTCTGGAGCATTTGAGATGGAAAGGTTTATTGGGAGATGGAGATTGGGGTGGGGAGGTCTAGATGCCTACCCTTGAGATGGAAGAGACGTTGAAACCAATTTCTTTTCTGTGCGGCGTTATAAGCCTTCGCGTAGACCACTTCGGTCTTGTGGAGCTGGTCGAGAGTCGCTGCGAGTTGCTTGCCTTGAATATCGACCTGAGATTTCAGCGCGTCGATTTGCTCTTGCTGCTTGGCCTCAATCTGCTTGCGCTGCTGGTTCTCTTCGTAGAGCGCGTCGTAGTCGGCTAGCTTCGTTGCGTCGTCAGTCGGATGAACATTTGCCGCAACTGCCCGCTTGATGTCGTTGAGACCTTGCTTTAGTTGAGCAACCGATTGCTCGGCCACATCCGCTCGTTGTTCGGCGGCCTTCTTCTGATCGCTGAGGGCGTTGAGCGTTTGTTCGAACTTCGCTCTATCGGCCTCCCAAGCCTTTTTATCTTCCTGAAGCTGAGAAATCTTTCCCTCTTGCTCTCCTGTGGAACGCCCACGCTGGTAAGCCCATTCGTAAGCGCCCCACAAAAGGAGAACAACTCCTAAGGTAGCGAGAGCCTTTCGGAGAAGTGGTGAAGCTAAGAGGGAAGCGAGCGAGAACATCGGGAGGGATTGGACGCTATCACGGTTTCAGATCCCCGCACCTGAACCCGACTCAATTCGGGAAGGCTCCCTATACGCGCATCTAGGGAAAGGCCGGATGCGCTCCACCACATGACGTTTCCTAGGACATCATGTGGCACCGTGTGTAGGCTGATAGCGTATAGCCATCATTCTCACGGCTCCGTTGATAACGCATTAGTTCCGCGTCAGGGCAAAGCAGGGAGCCACGCTTATTTCCGCATCATCTTCTGATACCACTTGGGAGGCCATTGACCATCCCACAGGCATCCATCAGGTCCGTAATAGTGCCAAGTTCTCCCGGCATCCAGACCTTGATACATCTGAGATCCATCACGCCCCCAACAATACGTCTCGTTGAAAGCGCACTCATAACGATGCGGAATCAAAAAATCTTCAAAATCATCTGCAGTACGCAGAGCTTGGTTCTGACGACGGCGCATTCCGCGTGCCGCAAGCTGTTTATCGTGCTTTGCACTTCCGCCGCCACAAATAGCCTGAAAAGGCCGTTTCTTAAACGAACGACTCATGGTTAGGTTTCCTCCTAACGCATAAGTCACCTCCTGATTAAACTTAAAAGAGGACTTGGGAAGGAACCGGCATCTCCCCGACGATGAGACCTTTTGGGATTGCTCCCCTCAGAGCGTCATTTAGTACCGGCTCCTACCGAAGCCCTCTGTGTAATTAGACTCCCGAAAACGGGTTCCGACTTCACCATTTCTGAAAATTATTTTCACCCTTAGGCGTAGAAATGATGCTTGCCCAACACAGCCACCAACGGATGCTCCTTAGGCTTCCCCACTATATTGCGGCTGAACCAGCCCGAGGTACTACTTTTAGGGTTGCAGTAGTAAAGAGCGCCGTTGGTTATATCTTCAGGCTTATCATCTCCCATAAACCTTTCAGTTATCTCACCCGCCGCCTCCCACAACTTCCCAGCGGGATCGTCAGGCATCGGGCAGGGCTTCAGGTATTGGGGGTCGGAGGGGACGGACATACACGAGAATTGATTAGGCCCGGTAATCACCTTCGTGAGCCTTTGATTCCAGGCTTTGGAGCGGTTGAGAATCACATGCCCAACCGCTTCCATTCCCTGTTTGCCCTCACCCCTCGCCTCTTTGTAGATCACTTCTCTTAGAAGCTGGGATTCAGATTTGAGTTGCAATTTATTTTCCCTCTTAAATGCCCTCTACCGGCATATCAATAGCCCCGCGAGTCCGGCGAATCACTTCCATCCGTTTCTGGTCGGAGTTGATACGGAGCTTCTGTTCGTGGTCCGCAGCGAGGCGGTCACGCAACTGTTCGGCAACAACCTTCGGGACGAAGTGTTTCTTGCCCGCCGCGAATTCGTAGTTGTTGAGCGAAATGGAATCGTGCTCAGTGCCGAGAACGGTGAACTGAGGGATCGCAACGTATTCCCAATCGCTCTTGTCGGTTTTGAACGCTTCATCGAGCGTCATTGCTTTTACTTCTGATTGTTTTGCTTTGGGGTCTGCCATTGTGTGGCTTTTGTCCTTTTCTTGAAATTGCTCCCGAGGGGAGGATTGTGTCCTCCCCTCAGAAGGCTAGAGATTAGTTGGTGATGGAATCGTTGCCGGAGCTACGCACACGGCGGATCCATGCCTGGTTCGTGATGACCGATTTCATGGAGAACTTCACACCGAGCTTCGTGCTCTGCTTCAGCGCATCCCCGTGACCACCCGGAGGCGTCACGATGGACTCAAGGCTCTGGAAATCCGAGACCTGATACGCACCCATGCCAACTGCGAACGAAGAGTAGATCTTGTTCGAGAAGCCGGTCGTGGCTTGCGAGGTCACGGCATAAGCCGGAGAGTTCGAGCGGGTCACGCTCATGCCGGAGATTGCGCCAACCTGACCACGGAAAATCTTGTCCGCGCCTGCGAGTTGGTTAGCAGCCTTCCAGTCCGGATCACGCTGCAGCGAAGCGTACGGCTGAGGCGAAGTGATGAAAGCGTAATTGCCATCGGCAAACGGCTTTGCACCCTGCGTCACCAGGATCGCATTCAGCTCCACAAGGTCGTTGTAACTCGGAACGTCCGAAGCGAGGGTTGAGGTGTCACCCGCACGGTTGTTCACGCGATACACGTTGGTCGCAGCGTCAATCACGTTGTAGATGAGGATGTCGATGACTTCCGCAGACCACAACCCAAGCTTCTGCATTGCTTCCTGAATCAGCGGATGCTTTGCGGAAAGTTCCGCGAGGTCCGCGATACGAACCAAGTTGCCGTACTGCTCGGTCGTAGCGGTGAACTGATTGATCGTCAGACCAACCGCGTCAGGCTGCGAACCTTCGGTCAACTGAGTCGGAGACGCAGAGACCGTCAGTTTTTCCATACGGTTGAACTGAATCGTTTTGGAACCGACGCCCTTCGGAAGAGGCTTCGCCTGACCGAATTGCTTGAGCACGGTGTTGAGTTCCGCGACATCAAGCATCTGCGCGTCGATAAAGTTGACGAGTTCAGCTGCGGTCGAACCGGCAGAGCCAGCCGAACCAGTTGTAACTGTGCTTTACCGCTAAATGCGGTTTGGACTATATCTTCTTCCCGCGAAAATAAACGGGAGCTTGGCGTGTAGTCTCTGAGGATTTTTCTGGACCTTTACGATTTAGGACACGTACGGCTTTTACATACGTGTAATCTTTATCCGTGTAGGAAGCGTTTTTGGGGAGACCTAATCTGTGCTCCGCATACTCTCCAACAAGCTGTGCTACTTTCCGTTTATTACCCCGTATATAAGGCATAAACGTACGAACACAATGCGCTACACGTTTTAATCCGCAAATACTGACGGTCTTAACATCCTTATGTTTAGGATTGTTCGTACATCCGCCTTTGCGTGTTTGTATATAGTGACCAACCATGTTGTCAGTTAAAATCCGGCTCACTTCGTCGATTAGATCGAAATCTGAATTGATAAGTGAGAGGCGCGGCATGATTCTCCGCTTGCTTCCGGCTACAAGAGTGAAGGTTCCTTCACCCTCCCATAACCCGACTAACCAATTAAGGTCGCCATATTGTTTTAATTGCTTCGATTCCAGAAATCTTTCCTGCTGATTGTCCATTAAGGTTCTCTGTTATTCTGCTCAATTAGACAGCCGAATAACGGGTTCGACTTCACCTTAACTTAGGTATTTTTACGTAAACAGTAACCGTAAGTATTAGGATGTTCCAGCATATAGCCAAGTTACGTGACCATTTAGTTAATCACGTCTGCACCCAAACCGAAGATCGAGAGCAGCCAGGTAAATTTGAATTTCATAGAGATTTATCCTTTGAAGGAAGATTTCTCCCCTCACGCAAGCGGCATCACCACGTTCTCAATCCCGGCTTTCTTCTGTTGCTCAATGTAGGCTTTGCGAGCGGCAGGATCGGTTCTCCAATCCTGGACATTCACATTCCCCGTTTGAGGTTGAGTGGAAAGCGGTTGAGCCGTGGGACGGACAGGTTGAGTGGGAGTTTGCGAGGCTTTTTGAAGCTCAGCCAACTGCGCCTTCAAGCGAGCGTTCTCCGCAACGGTATAGACCTGCTTGTAAAGTTCGGGAAGTTGCGAGGCGAATTGTGGGTTCGCTTTCGCGTTGTCGATGCCCATTTTCAAAAGAGGCTGTGCGTCGAGGGTCTTCTTGAACTCCGGAGATCCGTAGAACTTGCCGAACTCAGGGATCTGAGCAGAAACCTGCTGAACCGCCGAGGTCTCGACAAAGTTGTGAAGGACCGGCATGTATGGAGCGAACTGCTGCTCCATCTGCTCCGAGGCCATCTGCTTCTGGACTGCGTGATAACGGGAATAATCCCCCGTCTGCTGGCCCATCTGCACGGCTTCGGTCAGGTCTTTTGCATACTGATTCGGATTGTCGATGTAGCGAACGGGGGCTTGTGGCCCAACCATCGGCTGCATCTGTCCAGGCTGCACGCGCTGACCCGTGAGAGGGTCAATGCCTGTAGTCTGTGTCACTTGACTGCGGAGCAGATTGATTAAGCTGTCTTTATGCTCAATGCCCCGTTGAGCTTCCTCCACCGACCGATAGACGCTCTCTCCAGCACGAAGCTCGAAAGAAGCGGGCGTTGTCGCACCAGGATCGACAGAGGTGGTTGTTCCCGTGGTTGCCGTTGTCGGCTGGCTGCCATCAGCAGTAGTCGAGAACATATCTACGACTGATGTGGGGTCGGTTGCGGCGGGCGTAACTCCTGCGGTAATGGCATCAGTGCCGAGACCGAGCAGGACCAAAGCCAATCCGCAAACGCGGTTGGTTAGTGCTTTCATTCATTCTCCCTTGTGGGGTTTTTGGATTTGACAGCTTGTGGCTGTCGAACACGAGATGTCCGCTCTTTTGCGATGTCCGTTATTAATGGACAAGCCGCTTCAGCGGACAGCGCCTTCTAGACCAAAGTGGTCGAGGCTGAGACTTTTTTGAAGAGTCGAATCTCTTCGTCCTCTGCGGGACGAGATTTCTTGGTGTCCATCTGCGCAAACATGCGGAGATCGGCTTCCAGCAAATCAATCGCTCTCACCATCGCTTGCAGATGGGGAATTAACTTCGCATCGGTCTCACTCACCAGCTTGCTCTGCGCGACGGCTTTCTTGAATCGCAGCGATGCGAGGATGTATTTGAACCCGTCCCGATATTGAAGTTGTTTGAGGTCAAGGAGAGTGGATTCAGTGAGAGTGGGTTTCTCGGCGGTGGTTTCAATCACCAGCGGACGGACGAGGGATTTGAGGTAACTAATCATTGAGATGGAAAGGTTTGGGGGGAGATGGTTAAAGTTTTTCGGCACAATCCGCGCAGGCGATGAAAGTCACGTAAGGTCGGGTGATGATTTCGTACTCTTCAGTCTCGTAATAACTGAGCATCCGATCACACAGGAAGAGGCGGCAGTTCTGAATGCCCATCGAGGTTCGTTCGAACTCAGGGTCGAGAATGGCTTCGCCACATTTCATCTCCCAAAACCTTTCAGTTACTTAGCCGTTCCCAATCTCACCCATCTGCCCAAGTCCGAGCGAGTTCGCACCCACTCCCTGAGCACTCAGACGGCTCTCGGAAGTCGTGCCCGCGCCGGGGATTGAGCCTTCCATTTGGGTCGAAGGCTTACGTCCCCCGCCCCTGCCATCGTTCGATCCGCGAGGTTTGGAGTCCTTTGAGGACGAGCCGAGGGCTGGTTTTCCCCCGCCTTTCTCGTCCTTGCACATGCACGCGGCTTTCGCCTTGGCCTCGATCAGAATGAGTTCCTTCTGAAGTTCGAGGTATTGCATCTGCAACATCTGTTGTTGTTGCGCTTGCTGATTGGCGGCATACTCTTGGTCGGTCATCACCAACTCTTGCCAACCTGGGATTTGGAATTCCTTGAACAGCCTGCGGAGTCCCGCACCCTCTTTCAGATACCCGCTCTCCTTCGCAATATTCGCGAGTGCCATCAGATTGCGCTGCCTGACGGTCTTGTTCGAAGCATAGTTTGCGTCGTTCACCACGAAATCGAACTGCCCGATAATCTGCTCAGGGATGAGCATCTCAATCTTAGGAATGCCCGCCTGCTCATCGGTAATGAGCATCTCTTCCTCGTTGGTCACAAACTGCTGAATCATCGAGGCGGTCATCTTCAACGCGGGACGAAGGATGTCCCGACCGATGTTGCGGATGAATTGCTTGAAGCGGAAATTGCTCTCATTGATGATGGAAGCGATTCCGGTCGCGGTGCCGTTGTCGCTCGGAGCACCCACACCCTTCGAATAGAAGTCGCTCACACCCGAACCCATCTCACACATGCCGCGAGTGAGTTCGATCATCTGGTAGTCACCCTGCTCAGGTTTGAGAATCGGAAGCGGGAACATCCAGGTCTTCGGGTCGCCTGAGCCAAACACCTTCCCACCGGGCACGTTCGCGTTGTTGAGCGAATCGTGGTCAACATCCGCATCGGTGTTGATGCCGTAGCGGGCATTGACTCCCATGTTCCAGTTATCTTCCAGAATCCCGACTTGCTTGGAAAGGTGCTCGTTCAGCTCGGCAATCGTCTCAACCGCGCTGATGCCGTAAATCTCGTTCGGGATCTTGATGTAGGAGGTGGTGAGGATCGGGATTTGCTTGTGCGCGAATTGGTTCTTGCCCGCATACAACACAACCGTCTTCCCGCCGTACATCTGCCGATTAAAGGAAGAGGAGTTAAGGGCGCGAAGAGCGAGTCGAGCGTCTTTCCAAGAAAGTCCATCTTGGTCCTTGCAAGTGAGTTGAACCACACTCCCATCAATCCGGTTCCACACTTCCGCAAACCGAATGATGACGTTCAGCGGTTCCTTCTGCGTGACAAGGTGATTCTTGATTTCATCCAGCGCCTCGGGAAAATAGAGGTCTTCGCCCGTTTGAGCCTTGAAGCCCTCAGCCTCACGAATCATCTCCCCCAAAGACCTTTCAACTATGTGCCCGATGTAGATACCGTTCGGATCAACCAAAAGGTCGAACGGGTCGATAGGGATGAACTTTGGACGGTTCCGCTTAACGGGTTTCTGCGCGGGACGGAAGCCAATCGGAGGTTGGTTCTGGTCAGGAGTCATTTGAGGTTGACCAGTCTGCGGGTCAACCACCATCTGCATCACAGGTTGGCCGTTAGCGTCGGTCTGTGGTTGTCCTGTTTGGGGATCAACAATCGGCTGGGTGACGGGAGCCAACGGAAAAACCGGTTCCTTGTAATCCACGATGTCGTAGCCGTGGTCCCAATCGACCTTGAGGCCCGCAAGCCGATAGATACAAGCATTCTTAATGACCGGCTGAAAGCCCGTTCCAATCGCATCGGCCCGCTCAAGCTTGTACTTGAGCACCGTCCCCATCTTCTCCGCCGCAGGCTGGTCGGCCATTCCCTCGCCGTTGCACTCAAACCAATCCCCATCAGGAAACAGAGCGTCATCCACTCGGGAGGTAATGGTCTCAACGTTCGACTGCGGATAGGGGAAGAAGAGGTTCGATCTCTTCGTCACGCCATCAGGAAAGAACTGTTGTTCGCGATAACCGACGAATTGCTTGTAGAAGCGGAAGTTCGCAGCATCGTTGAGCCGCCTGAAGAAAAGCATCTGCTCAACACAAGCCTCGGTGTCGGTTCGGAGTTTTTCTTCAGCCGCAATCTGTTCGGGGGATTTAGTTTCCATGAAGTTTGAAAAGGAGGAGAAGGATGTTGTTCACAACGGCGGGAATCACTTCCCATGCATCCCACCAAAAGGGGAGGGAAGCGAGGAGGGGATTTTTGGTGGCGCGGAGGATGAAGTAAGAGGGGAGAGCAGCGTAGAACAGAGTGCAGAGAGCCTTTACGCTAATCCCCAACGAGAGAACGAACTGGAGCGTGTAGGGATCTCGCATGTAGGGGTTTGACTCAGAGAGTCCGACCCGCATTCCCAACATGGTTGAAATGATGTCGAGGAAGTGGATGAGCAGGCAGAAACCGACAGCCCACCCCAAAACATCTCCCTTAAAACCTTTCAGAAACTTCACTTTCCTAAGCTTTGGGAGATGGGTTTTCGCGTGGAAAAAGAGCGAAATAACGAGGCCGATAAGAAGAATTTCCAAGGGGGAGCTTTCGGAGGGATTGAGATGGAAAGGATTTGAGGGAGATGGAGGGGATAACTGAGGAGTAACTACCTTGTTATCTTTCCCGTTTCCGTAATAGACTTGCTGGCCTGTTATGGAACGACTGCTAAAGCTGCTCCGTCGCATGTGGAATGCGATAAACGAAGAAGATCCGAACCACCTCGAAAACACGGCTTGGTAAGCACTGTGCGGGAATTCTTCAAAACGCTGGTCTGTATGGCTTTACTGTTTGCGGCCATCTATGCAGCCGCCTATTCATTCAATGTTCTGTTCGCCATCAGCATGACCCTGTTTCTCGTGACACTGAGTTCCAAATGAACACTGCACTCAAGACCCTCGCTCACCATCTACCGTCGCCGCTTCTGCATGTGGCAAAGCGGTTTCACTATCAACGCACCTTCCAGCGCAGCACCGTGAATGACGAAGCGGACCTTGCTATCCTGCCGCATGTCATCAAACCTGACTTCGTCTGCCTCGACCTTGGAGCCAATCTCGGCATCTTCACCAAGCACCTATCGAGACTTTCATCACAGGTCATTTCCATCGAACCGATGCGGGAAACGTTTTCTTTCCTCAAAAACAACGTCCGCGAACTGCCTAACGTCACCCTGCACAACGCCGCTGTCTCCGACCATCTCGGCACCGTCTCAATGGAGTGTCCTAACATCTACGAGGCCCACATCGTTGCCGATTCCGGTGACATCCCCTGCATCACCGTTGACTCGCTCAATCTTCCTCGGATCGACTTCATCAAGGTCGATGTCGAAGGCCACGAATTACCCGTCATCAAGGGAGCTTTAACAACCATCTCTCGCCATCGTCCTATGTGGCTCATCGAGTCGAACTGGGACTCGCCACTCTTCGACCAAATGCAGATGCTCGGGTATTCCTGCTATATCGAAGATTCCGGTTCACTTCGTCCGCGTCTCGATGGAGAACGCAAGACGAATTATTGGTTCTGCTAACGAACCGTCCCGCCTCTAACCGTCACGCCCTTTCCGACGTGCTTCGTGGTGGGCGCACTGCGCCACTTCACGTAGTCAAAACTGAAGCGGTAGCACTCTCCGAACGGAAAATGCCCGTTGGTTTCTCCGCACCCGCCGTTCACCGGATCGAGCAGGATCGCATTCTGGAATATGGTGTCGCCTCTGACCTGATAAGTAGAATCGCCTGTGATACTGAACAACCATGCGTACATGGGCGCGATGAAGTGGTTGAGCTGTCTGTTGTCAGAACCTGCGCTCGCTGGAAGCCCAGCTGCATAGTTGGCTGAGTTGTAATAAAAAGCGTTCGGATAAAGACTCAGGTTCCATGCGTTCGTCCATAAATAATCAGCAACCGTCTTGATGGCTTTCGGGATGCGCTTATCCTGATAGCCTACGCATTGTGGTGATTCATAGCAGTCAATCAGAGATTGCGCCCACAGTCCCGTGTAGAAGGGTTGGATATAGGGAGCATGCCCCGTCGTCACCCATTCATCGGCTCGTCCGATGTTGATGTCCAGCGCCTTCTGCATATACGCAGAGCGCGATGTGTCGCCAGTCTTGGCGTTGTAAAGTTCTGCGTCAAGCTTGTAGACAGCTTCACGAGTAAGCACCGTGCGCACATTTGCATTTGACGCTAAGTTCGCCTCAGACGCATTCGTCGCAAGGTTTTGCACGGCAGACTTCGCTGCGGTGTCTCCATTAAGCAGCCAATGGTAGTACGGTCCCCTTGGATAAACACGCCAGCCTGCCGGTGAACCCGCTGCATACGGAAGGTACGTGTTCTTTACATTCGTAATGCAGGCATCCCATTGCGACGAATTACCAGTCAGCCCAAAGGTCGCGTCGTACTGTTTGACGCGCAAGAACACCCACCAGCCATCGTAGTAATAAGGAGTGTTTTCACTGCCGATCGAAGTTGCGTCGTTGCAGCGCAGTGCTGCGTACGTGGTCATGACGCCTGTCCATGTCCTCGGACATGGTGAGCCATCCATCTGTAATGAGCCTGTTGTTAAACACGGAATCTGCGGCGTCGTGCTCCAGTTCGGATTCCCGAATGTGAACGTAGCTGGCGAGTCAACGACGATTGTCCACGGATAATCTTTTGCCGCTGGTACTCCACCCGCTGCTGTTACATGGAAATTTGTGTTATACGTTCCCGGCGTTGTGTTCGATGGAATGGTGATCTTGAGATTGATTGGGTCAGTGCAGTCCTGATAATAAGTGAGTGTAGTCCCCACAACATTGACGTGATTGCCGCCGCCGCACACGAATGAACCAGAATCGGTCGAGAGTGTAGCTCCTGGGGGTAAGTTCTGAGCCACGACGCTCAAGGCATGATTTGGACTTGAACTTGTATCAGAAAGCAAGTAGAAGTCCATGCCGAGAGGCAGGTCATGTCCCGCATCTACGTGGTGCGCTCCCCAGAAGTTCAGACGATAGTCGTAAGATCCCGCGCCTGCGGCAGTCGGACTCATGAACACCGTAGCAAGAATGTACTTGCTTGTGTCTGCAATACAACGCGAACGAACTTGCGTGTACCAGCTAATCCCGGCTGGATAGATTCCGGTGACAGTCACCGAATGCGAAGTTACCCCTCCTGTGTCCAGCGTTGCAGTATGACCAGCACCGGACGCATCTCCCACGCTTCCACCATCATCGTTGGGAACCGACCACATCAGGAATGAATCTGAGGGTGAGTCAGTCGTCCAGTCCACACGGACAGAAGTTGTTGAGAGGGCTGTTGCGGTCGGACCTGAGGTAATCGCAGGTGCCGCGCCGGGACACACTCCCGCATACGCAAGCGATGCAAGCACCGGCAATAAAAGCAGGACTTTCTTCATTGGCACTGGAAGGTGTAGGTATTAACCACGCCAGAACCTGCGGTGGCGTTGTTCTGGATCTTCAGCGAGACATAGTCCCCCGCCGAGAGCGCCACTGTATGCGTCGTATCAGGAGTGACAGTTGCGTCTGTTGCCCCGGCCGCTACCGTCACCGTCAGGGTCGTGTCGGCCATGCCCGCCACAGTTGCACCCTTGCGCAGCGTGAGCACCTGACTTCCAGTGCCGGATTGTGCCGAGCCGAGATAGATGTAAAGGTTCTTGGCGGTACAGGCCACCGGAATCTTGGTCGTCCGGTCTGCTTCCGTTGTCGAGCACGCGCCCGACCCACCTACGTTGCCTCCGAGAATCGGACAGTAACTTGTTGTTGATGCACTTACCGAGACCCCGCCATAGAACCCAAACACCGTGCCGATGCCCGAACCTGATGGGGTAGCCCATGTACCATCCCCACGCCAGAACGTTGACGATGACGCGCCTGTTCCGCTGTTTAGATTGTTGACTGAAAGATTTCCAGTCACATCGTTGGCAAGACTTACGGCTGACCATGAAGCCTGACCCGCCGCATTACCATGCAAAACTTGCGTCGTCGTACCTTGGTTTGCCGCAACGTGAGACGAGCTAGTTAGATTCACAAGCGCAGCAGCCGCATCCTGCGTGCCGGAAGTGATATGCGTGAAGCCTGTGCCCGTTGGCGTGCTGCCACCGCCTCCGCACGCTGCACCGTTATCTACGATGTTCCCGCTCGCGTCGAACTTCGCGCAGTTGCCCGAGGTCAGCGTGCCCGAAGTTCTGGCCAAATCCACATAACTTCCGTTATTGAAAGAAGCCTTAATGGTGTGGGATGTTGAATCGGCGTAAAGAAAGGTCTTTCCCGCAGCTGGACCACTTGCGGGAGTTGTGCCTTCTGAGAATTTCCAAGACGAGCCTTCACCCGCTGTGCCCGTAGTAGTAACAGCACCAACCGTTAGCGTGTCGGTGGCCGAGTCATACGTCATCCCAGCATCGCCACCTACTGTCGTTGTGCCGGTATAGACGGCGACCTGATTGACGGTCGCAGAGCTGACCGTTCCAGATCCACCGCCCCCACCAGAATCAGCCGAACACGTTACCGTTGAATCGGTGTTAATAGAAAGTACGTGTCCTGTTCCAGTGCAATCTTTTGATTGCACCTTTCCACCAGCCGATGCGCCGGGGTTGGGTAACTGAGCGGAAGTTGCTGTGCCACTAATGTCTGAGAACGCGGGTTGTGCTTTGGTGAATGCGCCAGTACTTGAGTTGTATGCGGTAAAGAAATTGCTTGCTGTGGCCGTTGTATTCGCAGGTGCAGCTACACAAGTCGCATCACTTTTTAGCAAGCCCGAACACGCACCTGCAGCCCACAATGTGACGATATCGGCTGCCGCAGCCGCACTCGGAACACCCGAAGTGGATTTGATTACACCCGAGAGCGAAGAAACTTTGATGGCTTTTCCAGTGATTCCATTAAATAGAACCATCTGTGAGTCCGTAGACGAAGCCGGTCCCGCCACGTCTCCCGCACCAGCAGGAGTGCTCCATTGGGTCGTGGTGCCGTTAGTGGAGAGGAATTTGCCTGACTGACCCGATTGGTCGGGGAGAGAGGAATTCCCACCTCCGCCACCGCCGAATTGTCCTTGGGCGAATGCGAGGGATGAGAGCGCAATTGTGAGAATTATCTTCCGCATTATCGCGCCGACTCCAAACGCTGGATGTAGTAGGTAACGTTCCCCGCAGTCGGGTTGTAGATGCGGATGTGCGTGACATTCCGACCTGTGCCCATCGTGTAGACGACTCCCGAAGGAATGAGGAAATCCGAAGTGGAAGCCGCATTCATGCCCGAAGAGGTTCCTGCTTTGATGTGCATGTTTCCCGTGCCAACAATCGCAACCGCCGCGTTCGAGCCAACCTCAATTGCCGCGCTAGAGGTGGTGGTTGCGAGAGTTCCTGTGATCGTGGGGGCTTCGGAGTGGGTTAAGAGAGAGGAGAGGATGGCCATTTTAGATTTTTCCTAGGCGGGGATTGAGAGGGAGGTAATTGAAAGGTTTTGGGGGGATGAAAATTACTTTTTGAAAACGTCTGCGCTACGGTTCACGCCGTAGAAGAGGGTCATCAGAACCCCTTGCGCGCCAAGCGTCATCGGATCAGGCAAGGTGTGAGTAATTTTCAAAAAGCACGAGTCCCAGGCAAGGACCGCGCAGACGATGGGAAGCGTTATGCAGCGAGAAAAGCTGACTGTGCCATCGGCTTCAGAAAAGCAGGATTTTAGGAAGGTTTTCATTGTTGAGATTGAAAGGTTTTTGGGAGATGTTTAGTTGAGCTTCTGTCCGTTCTTCTCGACTTTGAAATCGGAAATCAGATCCTCAACAGTAGTGAACTTTCCCGACTTGATGCCCTCCGCCCAGTGATGCACGAGGTCTTGAAGCATTTGCACCTTGACGTAACTTTGCGAACTGTCACTCGATGCAACCGCGTAGAGAGCGTTTACTTCCACACACGACGCGCATCCCATCACCTCAGGCATGACTGAACCTCTTCCGGTGTAGCCGTGTAGCGGGCATGACGGGACGATGTAGATTCCCGTTGTGTCTTCTTGATGTTTGGGAGTTCTCTTGCTCACAGTTGAATCACCTGCTTGAGAAAAAGGGCGAAGCGGAAACCTACAATCAACGCGAGTGGGACTTCCGCGTGAAAAATAAGAGAGAGGGCGAGCAAAGCAACACTCGGCCCTCCCACTCCAATGATTGCGCCGATCTCTATGCCGAACCGTCCGCATAGGAATCGGACAAAACGGTTCAACTCAACAGCGATACCGAACAATCGCATCTGACGCGCAGAAAACCACGCATCAAACGCGCACAGCCCGACAAAGACTATTGAGAGGAAAGTCAGCATTAAGCCAAGATCCTCTTTAGGCGGATGGTCGCAACACAACCCGCGAGGTTCGTGAGAGTACCCGCAAGCTTGAGGCCCAGACGATCACCGCCACCGAGTTTCAGCGCAGCCGCGTCACCGCTCAAAACAGTGCCACTGGCGACGGTATTTGCGCTGCCTGAGAGCGCCACAGTACCCGTCAGCATGGCCGTACCCGAACCAGGAGCCGTGGTGCCGGTCAACTTTTCAAGCTGAAGCGTGCCCGAGGTCGAGGCGGTTCCAAACACAACATCAATGCCCACGAGCTGATAGGCATCGCCTGCGGGACAGATGAACAGAGAGCGTGAAACGTCGGTTGCAGAAATGGTGATGTTTTTTAGGGAAACGGTCGGAATCAGGTTGCCATTGACTGATGCACCTGAACCGAGTGCCGGAGTTGAATTTTGAAAGAGCATTGTGTTTTATTCCTTATTTTTTGGTTTTGATCTCCGAGCGGAGGATCAAATCCTCACCCGGCTTTGCCACTGAATGTTCACTGGCGAAGGTCTCTCCGCAATCCACGCACATTCCCAGAATCACGGCGACTCCTGAAGCGGGAACTCCCACTACATCGCAGCAGTGGAATCTGTGCGGGCCTTTGCAGATGAATTTGTTTTGAGGTTTCATTGTTAAAAATACGAGTTATGTTGCGCGTTATGCTTCACTATTCCACCGCGAAATTCACGCGAGCGAAGGTGAGGCTTGCGTCCGTTCATGTAACCGAGAGCCATTCCGATGCACTGCAAAATATCGTCATTACCTTTAGCCGGTCGATCCTTACTCAACCCTTTTAGCCTGCCTCGTGCATGGAAGTCGTAGGTATATGTCTCGATCTCATCTACGAACTTGTGATTGTCATCGAAAGCAAAGAACTTCGGATGACGTGCATTTGAATCTGTGGTCGCGTTCAAATACTCGTTGAAGATGTCCCGACCATACTGCTCATCGAATTGCGGAAACCGACAGTTGATTCCTGACATCGCGTAGAGGTCTTTACAAGTGCGATGAGATTCCGCATTCTTCTGATTTCCACCACGCGGGTCAATCAACCACAGGTCAATCACGTTTCCTGAATAGAGGGTGCTTAGGTTCTTCGCGTGTTCGCTGACGATTAAATCTCGTTCCTTGTATTCCAAATCGAGATACGCATCTCCATTCGGAGCAAAAGCGATTGAGCAACTTCCTGTGGGTCCGGTAGGTGCAGGGTCAATCACATTCAGCCTGTACCACTCTTTCGGAATCGTGAAGCGTTTTACCAAGTGCGTGTTTCGATTGAACGCTTTGAAGACCAGCCCAGCTCGGGAGATAAACTCCCCGTAAATTCGCGCCCTACCTTCAGGATCACCATTAAGCCATCTCGCCTTCAGCCGCTCTTTCTCGTCCTCAGGAATATGCGGATTATCGAGAACCGAGAGCGAAACAAATCTCACATCCTTCCGACCCGCCTTCCATTCTTGATGGAGGTCAAACACCCACGGTTCGCGGGCGGCGGAGTTGATGTCGTTCAAAGGAGTGAGAGTGATGAGAATCTTTCCATTACAGTCAATCGTGCGCTGGAAGATTTCATCGTAGATGTCCTTGTTCGGCTCCTCATCAATCCACGCCCAATCGACCGAGGCCGCTTGAAACTTCTCACGTCCTGCTTCAGCCGACTTGCATTGGAGAATGCTTCCGTCAGCGTGAATGATCCGCGACTCATATTCGCTGACCTTCGCAATCACGCTCTCATCGAGCTTAGGAATCAAGCCAGGATGGTTTCTTCCTGTCAGGAGTTTCTCCTGCAGGATCACATCCCTGACGATGTTGTAATCAAGTCCAGTCGCCCAAATGATCCGAGGCTTGTTTTCATCGGGAAGCGGGACATCCTTTACCAAGTCCCACGAGGGTTCATCTTTGAAATAACTTTTACCGAGAAAGGCGGCGGTGGTGAGGAAGGCACCTAATTCCGTTTTTCCGCTCCGGTTGCCTCCTAGGAGGCCGAAAACTTTTAACTCCGGTGTGAACTGCGCGATTGCTTCCTGCTGTGCAGGAGTAGCTTGCCAGTATCGAGCGAAATGCTCCTTCTTCCGCTTTTCTTCGAGAGCCAAAATCGCCGCCAACCGTTCATCGGCTGGGAGGCGGCTGAGTTGGCTGAGGGCTGCATCGAGGGACACGGGAGGAGTGGGTGAGTTGTTGAGATTGAAAGGTTTTGAGGGAGATGAAAAGGAGGTCTAGCCTCCCTTTCTATTGAATTCCGAGTGCGACTTTGCTACGACCGAGATGACGATCAGCGGAGTAGAGAATTGAACGAAGTGAACGAAGACGTTCAATCACTGTAGGAATCGCCTGTCCTGATTGAGTACATGCAGGCTCCGGCTCAATTCCTTGCACGTTTTCAGCCACCAATCGTGCAGTGTTCTCGACCGAATTTGCAACACCGAACAACTCACTAATGAGGGCTTCGATAGTTTCTTGTTTAGGGACGATGGCATTTTGAAGACCACTAAAATTGGTCGGAACCGCCCCATAATCTGCTTGCTTGTACATCTAAATTCTCTCCTGCATCTGGATGATGCCGATTTGAAGCTGTATGAATGAGCAGGAGAAGATTGATTCCCGTCGCCAGAGGACTCCCGATTCTCCACCTCTGGATGAAGCTTTTCACGGTGGCCTACCGTGTCGAATGCTTCTCAGCCCTGCGGTAGCTACGCCGCAAAACCTTAGCGTCTCAATTTGTGGATCGTTTTCTTTCCGCCACAACAGGAAACTGGCTGTTTAGACTCTCCGCCATGAGTAGGCTGCGCCAATACTCCCCAGCTATACGCTTCTTCGAGAGGCGTGGATGAGTGTGTTACTTAATTAGACTGCTGAAACCTGTCATCGACTTCACCTTTACCAAGGAAAATTATTCATCATCCTCATCTTCCTCAATCGGCGTGATGAACCCAATCGCAGGGGGTCTTTCCTTAATCAGCTCACTCACCAGCTTTGCCAATCGGGAGTCGATCATGCGCGTGAGGGCAGCTTTCTGGCGGGGGTTGAAGGGAGGGCGTTTGGGCACGGTAAGTGAGATGGAAAGGTTTTTAGGGAGATGTTATTCAGCGGCGAATAGTTCGCAGAGGCAGTTGTTGATGCGCTTGTTGTGACGACCGGAAGGGCATCTATCCCCGATGGGGATCTCAGCCGCAGGCCCACCGAACTCCTGCACCTCGGGGCGCGAGGAGGACTTGACGATTGGATAATTGGAGAAAGTGGAGTTTAAGAATTTCGTCATTTGTCAACCCTAGGTATACAAGTCCATCTCCCTGTAAACCTTTCAATCTCAATTCGGCAGTTGGGTGAGATCCACCGCCTGCTCGCCCTCACCCTTCAACTTGCGCTTCATCGCGTCGATGTCCTTCGCGCTCAGGCCCGCAAACACGTTGATGGCTGATTCCGCCCCCACATGCCCTTCGGCCTTCAAAATATTCATCCCTACATTCGCGGCCTTCTCCCAGGCGTCGTCGTTCATAAGCCGGTCCATACAAATGACCATCTTCCCGATGGTGGTGTTCTTGTCCCGCTGGGGATCGGTCGCAATCTCCTTCGCAATCTGATTTCGGCGCTGGTAGAGGACTTGTTGGAAAGCCGGATTGAGGGAGAGTTTCTTAGCTTCTTCGTCTCGGAGTCCCAAGCCCAGCTCGACGGAAGCCTGCCAAACGGTCTGGTTGTTCCTGACCATCTGTTCGGCGAGGCGGGCGAAGTAGGGTTCTTCTTTGCGGGGAGCCATTCATTCTAATTAGACAGTTGAAACACTGATCCGACTTCACCTGTCCTGAACTATTTCTTTGGCTTTATGAGGACAGATACCCTTGTTGTGGTATTTCCCCAAGTTACAGTTCCAACAGAGGATCTGGAAACGCTCCGATGGATAGTGATTATCGACAATCCACTTTGCCAAACAGCTAATTTTCTCTTTTCTACGGTGCTCGGCTCCATCGTTGTAAACGTGGTCGATAGTGAGAAAACGAGAATCTTTGATTCCGCAACACCGACACCATTTGCCGTAGTGGTTAAAGACCTTGTTTCTATAGCGTTGAGAGGCTTTGGTCGGATATTCGATGTAGTTCTCGACTGCGGTCTTCAGCACTTCCTCTTCACGCTTCCGCTTTTCTTCGATCCGCCTGACACCTTCTTCAACTTGCTCCGGCGTGTATTCCACCTGGCCTCGGTTCGACCACCTCTCTTTGAACTCCAAACACTTCTTTAAATGCTGTTCCGGCGTCTTTGCGCCAAATAAGTACTTACGTGCCAATGATTTAACCCTCCTGCTAATTAGACAGCGTAAAAGGGAGCATGACTTCACCTAATTAGAGGAAAAATACACACTAAAACCTTTGATATTAGCTATTTGCAAATATTTCAAAATTGGAATTTTTGTCGGAGCCAAGGAATCCATTATCTTGAGCCGTTCTGATCGGGCGGAAAGCCGTAACCTACAGAAAACAAAAGACTTAGCTAACTTGTTGATTCTAAAGAAAGCGATGAAAACAAAGGACTTAGAAGGTACAATAAGGTACTCTCCAAACCCTTTAGAATCAATGACTTAGTATTTAGAGCTATCTTGTTGAAAACAAAGGACTTACACGCGACACAATTTTTGAGCGGATCCTCTGGCCCGTCTCCCAACAAAGAAAATTAACTATCCGCATAACTTTTCTGTTGACAAGGCAACATAAGGGGGAATATAAGTATCTCAGTAAGTGAGCAAACGGTAATGAAAGGACACAGCCAATGAACCCTCAGGAACTACAACACGAACGGATCATGGCTTATGCCATTGGTGACATGCGAGCTGACTGTGAAGAGTGCGGCAAGCCGTGCCCAGTACAGCTCAGCCGTTGCGCTGATTGTGCGGAAACAAGTTTTTCGTGCTGTGCGGATACAAGTAATTAACCAGACCGAAACGCCCTTGGGCGTCCGCACGTTAAGCGTGCGCTGATGAGGTCAAAGAAATGAAATGTCAAGAATGCAAAACACGGCGCACGAGACGCGGTGAGCGTATTTGTGATGGATGTGCGTCGAAGGGGTTGGATGTGACGTTGTTGAAGCTGTACGGCAAAGCGCTCAAAGCGTTTCCTAGTAGCCCCAAACAACAAGAGATTAACGGCGAGATCACAGCGCGACTAGCAGAGTTGGGGCGTGCATAAATGACAGTTTCCCTGCTTTACATCACAGACAAAACAGGCAATCGCTTCTGGAAAACAACCGTCACCACTGATTACGCGCAAGGCGAACGGAACAACTTGCAGCAACGTCTTACGCAAATCAAGAATGGTAATCCCGCGTTTGCGTTCATTGATTCAGAATCAGCGCAAATCGTAGAAGAAACTAACTAGCAGCCCACCAGCTGTAAACTACAACCCACCGCTTAGGCGGTCCAATAAATCGAGCGGGCAGCTCGTTAAACACGGAGACAAATATGAGCTATAACGGATGGTCAAATCGCGCAACCTGGAATGTTTCACTCTGGCTTAGCAACGATGAACCCCTCTACCACGAATTACAGTCTGTGATTCGTCGCGCCTCAGACGTTGAAGATCTTGCAGAGAAAATCGAGGAACTGGCCAAAGCAGTATGGCCGAACGGCAAGACTCCCGATGGTGACAAGATCGCTGATGCCGATTTCGCGGAAATTGCCGAATCTGAGTGGCGCGACTCTGATCGCGCCGGGGAGGATGCCGACAAAGATGATCCCAGCGAAGCCACACGTCAAAACATTAAGACTTTTGCCGAGTCCAACGGATTACTCTTTACCGCGCATCGCGTGAACGAGCGTCCCGATGGATTAGGCGCAAGCATGACGCGGCATTTCCGCTGCTCGATCATCAACCAAAACAACGGCAAGGCAATGAGCCTGTATTTCTCGCAAGGCTCGGCACATGTGAAAGCACCAACGCTAGAGGATGTGTTGGATTGCCTCGCGTCTGATGCGGCTAGCATTGAAAATTCAAAACCCTCAGACGAACATCCAAGAGCCATTTACAGCGACACGGCTTTTGAGAATTGGGCTACTGAATTTGGCTATGATCCCGACAGTCGCAAAGCTGAGAAAATGTATAAGGCCACTCGACGACAAGCCGAACAACTCAAACGCACCATCGGACCAGAGGCTTACGATCAACTGCTCTGGCATACCGAGCGGCTTTAACATCTCCCATAAAACCTTTCAATTAAAGCCCCAGCTCCCCCGGCTGGGGTTTTGCGCTTACGCGCACAAGTGAAAATAAAAGGGAGGATATGTGAAGTCGATTAGGTGTTTGGAGAGTCTAACTATATGTAGGACTAAAATTCCATATAGCAGGCTCTATAAATGAAACCCAACAAATCACTATTACGTGCATTCACCATTCCCCCTGAAATCAGCAATGCCCTAGATCAAATGGCCGCAAGCGACGGGCAAAACAAATCCGCCTGGATCACACACCTGATTAAACAGGAACAGGACCGGCGCACCGAAGATCCTAAAGACATCGGCCAATACACATTCACACTCCCATATCTCGCCATCCAAGACCTAGACACCCTGGTTCGGGCGTACAAATCTGACCGATCTACGATGGTGCAAATAGCCATCATGGAAGAGATGAACCGTTTCCTGCTCAAAAAGCAAGGTCGCTGAGGTCTCTTAATCTCTCTTAAACCCCCTCTTCTTTTCTAGAAAAAAGAACAAAAATTGACGATATATAAGAGAAGCGAGGGAGTGTTACGTGGAATCAACAACTTAGAGACATAAAACAAGGAAAATAACTTTAAGCTTTACGTACAATTTCGGTAGATTCTACCTACAATCTACCGAAAACATACCGAAATTCTACCGAAATCTTCGGTAGATTTTACCGAAACGAAATGGCTCAAAAAGAAAAACTAACCCTTAATCTCACTTCCGAAACCGTCAACCAACTACGCCAGCTCGCGGAGATGGATCAAAAATCTATGTCCGGCTGGATCGTGGATGTGATTGTGCGAGAAGCACGCGAACGCAACGTGCAGGCTATTAAGCTTGACCTGAAAAAGAGCAAGATTGACAAAGCCAACAATCCGAACCCAGCCGGTCGCCAGGGTATGACCAAACAGGATAAGTGGGGCAAAGAACGCGCAGAGAATATCCACCAATGGCTCAAAGACCAACATGAGATGTGGGGGAAAGATAATCCCGAACTATACGAACGCGATTACAAGCCTTACGGCGAGTGGGTGGATCTCATGGAGCGCAAGCGCAACTACCGCGCCATTTTCGACTTCTGGGAGACACGACCGCTCCAAAAAGAGAACCGGCCCAAGTCGCTAGCCTTTGTCCTTCAACAACTTAGCGAACTTGGACAAAATCCCTCTTAAAATCCTCCTTATCCTGCATTTTTCTCTTGACAACGGGCTACGCCCGAGCGTAATGTTTGCATCTAACAGGGAGAATAAGGGGGAAGATAAATGACAAGCACAGTACAAGATGCCGTGACGCTGAGCCGCAAAGAACTGCAAACGCTTTTCTACCCAGGACGAGAGATTCGCCTTGTGTCGTGCTTACTCGGTGGCGTGTCGCCCGACAATCAATATCGCAAGGTATTAGAGCAAAAATCGTTTGGCTACATCATGCAAAAGGCAAGCGGCTCAAAGAGCTGGCTACGCTTCGAGACCGGCGACACCATCACTTTCTGTGACGCCTTGGTTTCGATCATCAGCAAAACAGGTGAATTGCAAGCACAGTACAGCCTCGCATAAAGGAGCAAACTCACATGTCCAATCTCTTCGCAACCCTCTACATCTACCGCTGCGGCACCACTTTGAAGGGATCGCAGAGGGTGAATCATTATCGTTCGCGCCTGAGTGGGCAGCATTGGGCTGTGAGGGAACTTGGCGGTTTCTGTCTGATTTGAGATTGAAAGGTTTTATGGGAGATGAATATGCCACACGAAAAATACGAGCCTGACTTCAGCGGCGAAGATTGCTTCATCAACTATTACGAATGCCCGCGCTGCCACGAAAAATGGACGGACACTTGGAGCTGCCAAGCAGATGACGACTGCCCAAAGTGTGGCTTCCGGCACGTTTCGCCGTATGACTCTGAGGACATTCTTAACCGCGAGGATCAGGAGAACGAATCTTAACCATCATCTCCCCGAAAAACCTTTCAGCCACCGCACGGGCCACGAATGTCACACATGAATAAGGACATCACAGTGAACTACATCTCAGCAATCCAGTCAGCCATCAAAGCCAAAGCGCCCATCGTGGGCTTGCCGGTCCCTGGCGCGAGGCCGTTTCCCGTCAAACGCGACCTATTACGCGATGGACTTAAAGGTTTGCGTATAACGGAAGCGTCGATTCAGGAACCTTTAATCCCTAGCGCCTCTCGCGTGTTGATCGTCTACGCGGTTTCTGATCGTGTGAAAGCAAGGCGCGTGTTTTATCCCTTCGCAAAGGATGGCCGCCGCTCTATCTGTCAGACACAACACAAGTGGACCGAAGCGGAACGTGAAAAACAAGCTAAGAAGCGTGTTACGCCAAAGTTTTCTAACCCACGCGAGCGCAAAATACATCAGTTAAAAGAAGCAATCAAAAAGCATGATTCGCGTTACATCAGTCGGAACATATGGTGGTTACGGCAAAGACCGTGGAACGCGAAACCCCACGAGTTCACGGACGGGGATCGCGCGGCATTCCTAGTGTGGCGAAACGAAAAGCCGATTCGCCGTAAGCTTGGTAAAGAGTACTTCCTACCTCTGGTAAATCGGACTGACGGCATCTCGATAGGTCGCAACCCGGCAAAGTGGATCGGGGAGTGGGGCTATCGGCAAGCGGAGTGGAAGCCCGCGCACGAACGATATTACTACTTGCGTAGTGAAAAGCGGGTCGAGTTGAAGGCACAATTGGCTGCAGTTGAAGGCATCTTAACATCACTCGATAACAGGGAGGATAAAGCAGCATGACCCACCCAGACCTCACCTTCACCGGCCTAGCCGGTCTCTACACCCTCCACGCCAAAACCGCCGAGGGAGCACAGTGGATCAACGATCACGTCCCGTTCGAACCCTGGCAAGGGGATATTCGCAAGGGCGTGGCGATTGAGGGGAGTTATCGCGCCCAGGAGATCGCGGACGCCGCTATCGCGGATAAGCTCACGGTTGAGGTGAATGGGAGGGTTTATCAGGGAGCGTTAGCTAGCAGATAATCATCTCCCTCAAAAACCTTTCCATCTCAATTTCTCACGTATAACAGGGAAAATAAGTTGACAAGCACGAGGGAAGATGCGAGACTTAAAGAGTGATCTAAAGCACGGTCTGTGCAAACGCGAAGAGTGGGAGAGCTAGTCGGCTTACGGCGAGGAGGAGAGGAGCAGTAGATGGCATTCACTGTCGAAGTAAACGGAAAGACTTTCATCGTTAATACGAACGTGACGCACGAAGGCAAGGAATACAGATACGAGTTCAACGGTTTGAGT